TAAGTCTGAATGCCGATATGAGCCATAAAGGAATATGTCATGCCACACATAGTCAAGCAGTTACCCATTGCAGTGTCCATGTCACCAGACATTCGGATACCATTCAATTGATATTTGTAACCACCTTCATTTGTGCGCATAAAACACGAGTTTACTCGTCTAAAACCATTAAGACGATGCAATTCTACGCGATCCATAGCGATTTTCTCCTCAACATGGTGTTCCCACTTAATCACGTCTCTTGAAACATGTTGATCAAATCGCTTCGCGTCCAACAGAATTGCGACGGGGGTGTTGAAGCGTTTCCACTTCTCTTCTAGTATTAGTCCCCGCTCACTCGCGTTTAGTCCTTTCATGACTGTCGTGCTACCAAATATTGCCGCGATGCCACGGAATATAGGTTTCTCCATAGGTTTTAAGTGTACCCCAATAGCAACATTGAATCTGGCTGATCTGGGATGGATGATCCTTGGACAAGGATCACCCTTCCGGGTAAGATTCGTCTTCTCATCCTTAATGAATGGCATGATATAGGCATCTTTCCTTGTAACGGGATTGAATTCTAAATCACTAGCGACTTGAGCATACATACTACGTTTCCTACCCACATAAGTATCGACGAATTCATCCGTGGACATTGTAGGTACTCTTCGTACGGCATGCAAAAGCCGTTTCGTAAAGCCAGCCATTTCAGACCGAACAAACCCCACCGCAGGTTGTGGCGGTAACACCTGTTTACCACCACTCTCCACAGTGAGAACACGCTCGATAAGAGCACGCTTCAGATTGCTTTTCGAGTTGTTATGCACTCCCCAGCTCTCACTACCCCCCACGGGGTGACAGTTCACCAACCGTCGAGCTCGAGATCTCTGGTACCCAAAGCACTTGATGGCTACGACTTTATGACCGAGACCACGCGCGAGAGCAAAAATTGCTTCGTCATCATGTGTGACCTCACTGTCAAATCCATCAAGATACTCCGGGCACCATTAACAATCATCCGACCTCCTCTCATAACCACCATTGTACATCAGTTGTACAAGGTTGTTAATCGAGGGGTCGTAGACTACCCCAGAATTTATGATTGCATCAACACTTCTCTCCAAAGCCGTTGGAGTAAGTATCATTGCCATCACGATAGGTATGTCTCGGATGATGTGCACTGGACGATGGCCATGTTCTTTCATTAGGCGACCAGCCAACATACGCGCTGACTTGATCTGTGCCTTGGAAGAGGGTCGTCCACCCATTCGTACTACTACATCAGCTGAGATGTCAAAGACAAAACGCCCTCTGCCTTCGGCAGCCGATTGTAGTAGATCCTCGTGTTGTCTTTCTTCGCGAGCAACACGCTCCGGACCCGTCAAGCCCGGTATTTGCCTTACATCTGGACGTGGCCGCATCCAGTTGTATCTCAGTCTGTAAAGTCTACCAATCCGAACATAAGTGGACCAAAACAGAACCTTTGCCTTCACCGAACGGTGAAGCCAACGCGCCAGCAAAAGCGCTAGTATTGTAGTCAGGAACTTTAAAACCCGTTTGCCGGGGTACTTGGATAGTACCCCGGCAATGCGTGACCACTTGGTGGGCACGCACTTGATGACTGCATGTAAACTTAT